GTGGATGCCTTTGTTGAGTTCGTCAATTCGTCGGCTGGGAACATCTCTGAAAGCTGCTGCTGGTAGCTTTGGAGTATCGCCTGACTCTGGGTCAATGCTTTCAGCATGTCGCTCTCTGATGTGTCGTCCGATATGCTCAAGTGCCGCAACAGTGTTCTGAAAAAAAAAGACTGGTCATGCATATTCTTGAAAGCTTCTATTTTCATCAAGGCCAAATCACCGTCGTAGTTGCTGATGTCCTCATCTTCAAAGAAATACAGCACGCTCGCCATGTGATAGAAGGCTGTGCGAGGTGTGAGGTTGCTCACTATGTCGTTGAGCATATAAGCTAATGCACCTACTTTGCTTTTATCGCCTTCATTGTTAGCGAGCCTGATGCCATCTATAAACTTGATGATCTCCTCGGGTGTGAGTTTCATGATCAGCCATTCGTTATGGGCAAACAGCATCACCTTACGGCTGATGGGCATGTCGATCTCATTCACAAATTTATACAGCGGCTTACCGTCTACCTTGATGCCAGGCACTAGCTCTATAAGCTTACCGTTGATCTGGTCTTTGGTGAGCTTCTTGTAGGTGAGGCTCAGTATCCAGTGCGCTAGTGCTACTATCAGTCTTCGTATCATAGCCCTGCCCTGTTTAGTTGTGCTTCTAATACAAGCAAGCCTTCAGGCTTTACAAATGCCTTGATGTAGTGCATGATCCCAGCCTTGCCTTGTCGCTCGTACGATCTGCGCAACCTGCGCTCGTGGTTGACTTCTATCTTAGAGGTGAGCTTTGTTGCATAGTATTTCTCTTGATCTACTATAGGTATCTCAGCCATCTTTTCTTTTTGCGCATCGCTGAGCTGATGGCCTTTTTGTAAATGGGTAGTGAAGCAAGGCTCAGTGTAAATTGGCAGTTGCTTCGCTATGGCTTTGAGGATTTTTTCTGTTTTTTTCATAGTCGTGTGGTGTATCGTAATAGTTGGTTTTTCCGCATTTACAAAAGACGTGAACGACCAAGCCTGTTTGCTCAAGTTCCGCTACCTGTGGCCATTTGCCACACTGGCATTTTTTGAAGCCGCTCATCGCAGCAGTTTTGTTTTGTCGGCACTGCTCTTGCTGGTGCCATAGTAGTAGGCAAATATGTTTCCGACCACCACGCCCTCTATCATCCCTATTAGATGAATAAAGAGCTTGTTTTCTTCCATTTCTGGTATGTAGATGATAGCGTAGATCATCATAATGAAGCTAAGCAGACCGATGATCCCTACCAGGTACATCATCCAATCCTGACCGCCAGTAGCGGCGAGCTTCACTTCTCTATCTCTTGCGCTTTCACGGTCCCGCACTTCAAGGTCATATTCTTTGAGCTGGAACTCCCGCCACTCGGCAGGGCTGCTGGCTCTGAGTTGGTCGAGAAGGCTATCGCCAAGATCGCCAGTGTCTGCACCGCTCAGCTTGTCCATCAGTTTTTTAAGCGCCGCACCCGCAGGGTTGGGGCTGACCATTACCTCCATCACATCTTCTGCCAGCTCAGGTATCCCGCTGCTGATGCTCTGTAATAATTTGCCGACTTTGGTTTTTCGCTCTTTCATTAAAAACCTTTTTAAACGCTTTTGAAATAATTGAAAACTTGCAAGCCTACCGACTCACCTCTGCGGATAAGTGGGGCTATTGCATTAAAGAAATCTTTTTCGGCAGTGCGTTGGATCACCATAGTACTGATGTGCCTGGTGAGGTTGCCACCTGTTAATTCAAATTTTCGGGCTATCAAGTTGTAAGCAATGAGCGGACACCCGTCAGTATGACTATCGTCGTTACCACCGTGGAGCATCACGTACTTGAATATCACTTCTTGATAGTTAATTGTTTGTTTGTCGGCCTCTGTGTAGATGCTGATGCACTCTCGTTTGAAGCTCGGGCTAAAGCGTATGCCCAAAGAGTAGCAGTCATCGTTTTCAGTTCCTGGTATGGCAGTCCATCCTTGACATTTTGCACGAGCAGGTCGCACGGTATCTTCTAGCACATTACAAAACGGCTTGTTTTGCTCAGGTAGGTAGATTTCGCCCAATGTATGAAATGGGTACACCACTTGGCGGTGCAGCTCTACTATATGCTTAAACTCGTGTGCCTTTTTCATCTTTGTATCAGTGTCTTTATATCGTCCCATAGGGCGAGTAATGTGGTAAGAAATGTGAGCGTTGCTATTATGAGCCATGCCGTGCCTTTCCTTATGGCACTGATGCTGTTGAAAATCCGCAGCATGTCTTCAATTTTTTTAAGCCGCTGATGGTGGTTCTCGTTGCGCTCTACGAGCTTGTCTGTTTTGGTCATGATCTGATTGAGATCAGCCGTCACAGACTTTTGAAAATCCTCGTCATGTAGCTGCCGCTGCATCAACCCTTCTCTGAAATAAGTGGGGTCGCCGAGTATTTCCTTGAGCAGACTTTCTTGGCTTAGCTTGATCTGACGTATCTCAGAGTGTAGCTGCTGTAGTAGTGCGTTTTCTTTCTGAGTCATTTCTTAGTTGAGTTTTGAAATAAAGTGCCGAGCTATTGCCCGACACTTTCAAACCATGCTATGAAAAATGAGTGTCGTTATCCGTTGATCTGCACTATAGAGCAAGTACCTGCTTGATCTGCTCGCTCCTGACGGCCGCCTGCCATCACAAATGCTGAGTATATATCGCCTTGGTAAAGTGCATCGTCGGTCTTCTCGTAGAACTTAACTGTACCAACCGCTCTGTGAATGAATGACTCATCGAAACAGAAGATCGCATCTAAGTCGGTAGTGCCGTTGGCCTCATCAAGGTCTTTAAGTACTGGCGATGCTGTTGTCTTGTACTTCGGTAAGCTGTCGTCCACAAACAGATCAAACCCGTGTAGCTTCTTCAGCTCTGAGCCTTCCCATACTGCACCAAGCGCCGCTTGCTGATCCGCATCTCTCACATCGGCATTGGCCTTGAGTTGGTTGTAAGCATCGTACCGCATAGCAGCCCAAAGGCCGTTAGTTGCTCTGTTGCTTTTCTTTGTTTGCTTGTTGATCCTTGTCTTAGCTGCTGCCAAGTCTGCTGGTAAGAACCCTAGCTTGTTGCCCGTCTGAGCATCCAAGTACGGTGCTATTGATGCGCCTGTAGTTCTGATGATGTTACCAGTAACTGCGGTGGCATTAGTAGCGGCCCATCTGTGCGCCAGCTCTAGTGCTATGCTGTCGTTGGTAGTGAAACCAGCATCGTTGAGCAAGCTCATGGCCTTGTCGTAGCTGAGTTGGTACTTCTCAGCCTCAGTAAGCAACATACCGTCGGTGCTGAACTTGTCGAGCGTATAGGTAACATCCGTATCGTTTCGTACTGTGACTGGGATCGGGTACTGGCTTCTGTTTTTAACTACATTGACCTTTTGCCCGGCCTGTGGTATGTGTACCACCTGCACGCCTCCTGGGCCTGTTATGATCCTGTCGCCTCTATCCTTTGACCTTAGCATCCAAGGGTGATTCTCAAAGAGATTTTCGGCAATGAAATTTTCCCAAATCTCGACCTCTACGGAGTTGGCAGTGCCTACCTCCTTTTTTTGACCGAAAAAGAAAACCGCCAAGGCCACCAAGGCCAATGGAGCGGCAATATTAAGCACCTCAGTACCGACCGCAAAGGCCAGTGAAGATGCTAGGAATGTCAACAGCAGTACGCTGGTAAATAATTTTAAGAGTTTCATCTTTATTTTTTAAAAGGGTTTTACAAATTGATTACGCTGCGTCTACTATTTTGACCCAAGCAGATACTGCGATAAACTCTGTGCCATCATAAATGACCTCTATCACATCTCTGTCGAGTGCTACGCCAGTTAGTACAGGCGCAATAGTGCCAGTGCCTAATGTGACATTGCGACCAGTGGCATCTTGCACCACGTCAAGCACTACTCTTGCACCAGCTTCTAGGTTGGTGTCGGCAGTGAGGTTCAATGTAGTTGGGGCAGTTAAGCCTGTGATTTTCACTACATCGAGATTGTTATCGATTGTTACTGTCTGACCAGCAGCAGTGGGAGCGTCGATGGTTCTCGCTGACGCTTCGCCCATTGGGTATTTAATCTTTGTCATGGTTTAGTCCTTTGAAGGTTTACGGTTGTATTTTGACTCAAAAAGCGTTTCGTAGTGCTCAGGGAATTTCGCCTTGATTACCTCTAATTTCTTAGATTTCATTGCCTCGTCCCAGCTTAGCGCTAGTAGTGCATTGTCGGCAGGAGTTGCCGCTGATTGCTTAGCAGCCAGTTGTGTCGATACACTCACGTACCCAGTCATGTTGTCAAGAATGCCTTTGACAGTGTCGAAGGTGCTGTCATCCTTGCTGGCAAGTGATAGATAGTGCGCCTTTTGCGCAGCGGTGATCTTAGCCGCAGCTTCGGCAGCATCTACAAGGGCTGTGGCCTTGTCGGTGAGGGCTTTGGCTTGCAGTGTTACCTGCGCTGCTTCCAGCTCAGCCACCTTGGCAGTCGCTGCATCGGCCTCAGCACGCAGCTTGAGGTTGGCAGATACTACTTTGGCTACTGAGGTCGCAACCTGCGCCAATGAAGCCTGAGCATCAAGCTTGACACCATCGGCCTTGTTGAGTTCAAAAGTTAAGAGTTCTAGTTCCATTTTGGTTTTAGTATGATTATTGAATAAATGCTTGTCGAAATGCTCTACCATAAGGCTGAGCGATGTGCCAGCGAACTCTGTGGCGGTGGTGTTGAGGAGTGGCTGATTGACCAAGCCCGCCTCTAGTGCCTCCTGAGCGGTAAACCACTTGTCGGCACCAGCCTTGATCCAGTTGGCAGTGATGTAGTCGGGTTCTTTGCCTGTGGCCTTGGCGAAAATATCTCGCTGCTCTATGTTGATCTCGTCTAGCAGCTTGCTAGTAGAGGTCATCATGGCACTATTGCCTTTGAGCGAGCCGCTCGCCTCGTGCGTCATGAACTTGCTGTACTTGCCTGAGTAGCGTTTTTCACCAATGGCATACAGCACCCCAGCCATACTTGCGGCTATACCGTCGTTTTGTGTATCTACTGGAATGCATAACGCTTGGAAGTGTTGCAGTATCGCCATGCCCTCAAGCGGGTCACCGCCTGGGCTGTGGATCCGCAGCAATACACGAGTAGCACCAGTGGCGTTTTTCATTTCGCTGATGATGTCCTGCAAAGTGATGTCAACACCAAATACACCGTAGAGGCGCAGCTCATAGAGCTTGTCTTTTTTGCTAAGTAATGAGAGTTGTACTCGCTTCATATCCCAAAAATGTTAGCATAATATGAACTTTCCAAAGGGTAGAAACCCGTTTGCTAACTGAATTAGGTTAATTGACTAATAATATTGGCAATTCGCAAAGAGGGGTTTATATATCATGTTTTTTCCTTTCATTTTTGGGATATGGCAACAAAAAAGGACAAACTAGAACCACTGGCAAGGCAGCTATTTATGGCTTTGCGGTTCGATGGCAAGGAGATAGTCGCATGGTTTAGAACGTCGGGCGTCAATATAACGGAGGCCACTATAAGCCGCTGGCGCAATGAGGAAAAATGGGACGACATGCGCCGAGCGCAGAGCGTAACCCGTGACAGTGTGCTGAGCCGAGTAATGGCCAAGGCCGACGCACTCCTCAACAAAGAAGAGCTAGACAGCAAAGAGACCGACCAACTGGTGAAGTACGCCAGTGTGATAGACAAGCTGGAGCGCAAGCTCTCACTCACTGCTGCGGTAGAGGTATATGAGGCTTTTCAAAAATTTATGATGACCAGGGACGTACACTTGGCGCAGGCGATTATCCCACACTTTCATGAGTTCTTATTATCAATGACCGATGAGCGAAGAAAGTAGTAAGCATAGAGCAGCAGCCCTTGAGCGGTTCAGAGAAGTAAGTGCGTGGGTAAAGCGCAGCACCGAGGAGCAGTACATCAACGAGAGCAGCACCGACCAAGAGGCACGGCGCAAGAAGGCCCGTAAGGATTACGGCTACTTTGTGAGCCACTACTTCCCACACTATGCCACGGTAAAGTGTGCGTGGTTTCACATAGTAGCAGCCATCATCATACTCAAGCACCCGAACCTGCGCTTTGTTGCGGCATGGTTTAGAGGAGCGGCCAAGTCGGTACACCTTGACATCATTATGCCCATGTGGCTGAAAATACAGCAGCCCCGCCAGATCAACACAATGGTACTGGTCGGCAAGAGCAATGACAGTGCTACCACACTATTGGGCGACCTGATGGCGGAGTTTGAAAATAACCAGCGGTATGTGTACGACTTTGGTGATCAAAAAAGCACGGGCGACTGGCAAGAGGGCGAGTTTAGCACTGTGGACGGGTGTGCCTTTTTTGCATTAGGTAGAAAGCAATCGCCTAGAGGGTTGCGCAAGCAAGCCAACCGACCCGACTATATTGTATTTGATGATATAGACGATGATGAGCTGGTCAACAACGAGAGCCGAGTAGATGACATAGTAGACTGGATCGACAAGGCAGTGATACTTGCGATGGACTTAGGCCGTGGGCGGGTGATCTATGCCAACAACATCATACACGAGAAATCGGTCATTGCCAAGATGGCCGAGAAGTACCGCAACCTGATCAAGCTCATCAAAAAGAAACTGGCGACTGGCAGCAACACCGACACCCACTACGAGGTGCAGGTGGTGAACATACGCAACGCCAAAGGTGAGAGCAACTGGCCTGAGAAGATCACCGAGGCAGAGATCGACAACCTAGAGTTTGAGATGGGGTACGCTCACGCACAGACAGAGCTGTACAACAACCCCATCAGCCGAGGGAAGGTTTTCAAAAAAGAGTGGATGCAGTTTAAAAAGCTGCCGACCCTGCGCAGCTATACCAGCCTGATAGCCTACTTCGATCCGGGTTATAAAAACACCCAGACCAGTGATAGCATGGCCTTGATACTGATGGGTATGCATGCGGGCGAGTACCATGTGATAAAAGCCTACTGCGACAAGGTGACAAGGATGGGTGCTGTAGAGTGGCACTATGACCTGGTCGAATACCTCAACGACAACAACGCAGCGGCAGAGTTTTGGATGGAGCAGGTGTTTATGCTCGATATCCTTTACGAAGACTTTGAGGCTGCCAGCCTGATAAGAGGCTTTCATGTGCCAGTGATGGGCGACACAAGAAGCAAGCCCGACAAGGATTTGCGGATAAGATCGAGCAGTGGGGCCTTTGAACGGGGCAAGGTGTTTTTTAATGAGAAAGAAGAAAACAACCACCACATGCAAAACCTAGTGAGCCAGTTCATGTCTTTTGAGCCACCAAAGAAAACGCTGAAAGATGGGCCCGATGCTTTTGAGGGTGGTGGCTACATACTGCGCCAGCGAGTAGGCGCAACCAATAACCTGCCGATCATCGGCAGGCGACCACAAGTAATAACACGATGGTAATATGAGATATCTATCAAACAAAGATTATGAAGTGTACGCCCAAAACGACATCCTTAGCGATGTGACCCGTGGCGACCTTACCAAGCTGGCAAGTGCCGAGCTGAGCGCACAGGGCGAAATGGAAAGCTACCTTAACATTCGCTACGATGTGCAGCAGATATTTATGACCATCCAAGACTGGACTGCCATACTGCCATTTGTGACTGACGTTGTAGTAAGAGCCAGCGACCTGTACTATACAGCGCTCAGCGATACCACAGGCGACACGCCCTCCGCTACGCCGCTGGTGTGGGAGTTGGGCGATCCACGGCATGCGATCATAGTACGGTGGATGGTGGTGATCAGCCTCTACCAACTGTACCAAAGCCTACACGGCTACCAGATACCTGAGCATAGAGTGCAGGAGTACGACAATGCGATAAAGTGGCTAAAGATGGCTGCCAAAGGTGAGATCGACCCACTGCTACCCAAGCCAGCGGTAGACGATACCACCAAGAGCATTGTGAGCGGTGGCGGGTTGACACGGAAAGATTATGAGTATTGACTTGTCACAAGCTGGCGCAAGCGTCTCGCTTGTGACTGATCGTGTACAAGCTACAAGCTCGCACTAGCATGTTTAAAATGAGTATTAAACACTTTTTAAAAGACTTTTAAAATGGGATTAACAATCAAAAATATAAAGCAGCAGGGTGTTGCTCAGCCGAACCAGTTCAATATAGTAGATCAGAAGATCACTATTGGCCAACTGTACCGAGGTGGGCAGACGATACAAAAATGGATCGAAGCGGTGAAAGCTGCGGAGCGGCTGTACACACCTACTCGAAAGGCTTACTATGATCTTTGCCTTGATGTAACGATTGACGGCTTTCTGACTTCTATGATGGAGAAACGGGTGCGGGCCGTAAAGACCAGTCCGTGGAGCTGGGGGCAAGATGTCCCCGACGGGGTGCAAGACTTATTCAATGCGCCGTGGTTTTATGATATGTTTTCGCAAATCATGGATCGGGTATTTTATGGGTATAGTCTTATTGAGATCAAGCCAACCCGTGACGGTATGTTTGAAAGCGAGGTAGTGCCCCGGCAAAACGTGCGGGGTGAGATAGGGATTATCAGCTATGATACTTACGGCTATGAGGGCATCCACTACAAGGAGGGCGTGTATCCCAACTACATTATGGAGGTCGGCAAAGTGAAAGAGCTGGGCCTACTCAGCAGGCTTGCACCGTATGTACTGATGAAGCGAGATAACCTCGTGTATTGGGCGTATTTCAATCAGTTCTTTGGGATGCCATTGAGGGTTTACAAATATCAGCAAGGCAATACCCAGCAGCGCAAGGAGATCGAGACCAACGCCGCACAGATGAGTGCTGCTGGCTATATCATACTGCCGCAAGGCTCGGAGATGACACTGCAAGACAGCAACAAGAGCGGAGCTAGAGATACCTATGGCGACTTTCACAAGCAAATGAATGAGGAGATTGCCATCACCATACTGGGGCAGACGCTCACCACCAGTACCGACGGGGTAGGTAGCAACGCCCTGGGCCGTGTGCATAAGGCAGTAGAAGAAGCTGTGAATATAGAAGATATGCTGGTGTGTGAGTATATCGTCAATTATAAGTTTCGCAAAATAGCGATTGCGCACGGTGTACCATTGCAAGACTACAAAGGGCATTTTGTGAGGCTGGAGCAGATGAGCGCTGCGCAAAAGATGGACTTGGCGGTAAAGGCCAACGGCATGGGCGTAGAGTTTAGCGAGGAGTTTTTCTGGGAGGAGTTCGGCTGGGACAAGAGTCATATAATAGTGCCTAATGATCCGAAGGATGTGGATAATGAAGGTGCTAATGTTCGTGCAAGCGAGACGCTTGCGCCAGCAGACGGTACAGATGTAGCGGCGTGGTATGGTGGTATTGCTGACGATGTGAAGCATTTTAGCTTTAGGCTGAGCCTGAATGCTGAGCAGGAGATTGCAACGGCTTTTGATAAGGCGATAGAGCTGCTATATAAGAACGAACTGGCAGACGGTACAATCCCTGAGGAGCTGTGGCAAGCGATAGCTAAGGAGCTGATGATGGGCGTGGAGACAGGCTACAAAGCAACGCTTGAAACTTTGCCAGTAACTGCTCCCGACTATGGCATGCTCAAGAGCTTGCGAAACAATGTGCAGCTATTCTCAGGCTTCAAAACTCATAAGATGCTAGAGCTTGCCAAAACGCAACTCTTCGACGAGGCGGGTGTGCTGCGTACATTTGGCAAGTTTAAGGAGGCGATACTCACGATCAACAATGAGTACAATGTGAACTACCTACTCACGGAGTACAACCTAGCAGTAGGTAATGCACAAATGGCGAGTAAGTGGACGGACATACTCAGGGACAAAGAAAGCCTGCCGATGCTGCGCTTCAGGGTAGTGAAAGACGATGCTACACGGCACAGGAAGTATGACGGTGTGACCTTGCCCGTTGACCACCCTGCTTGGTCGTATCTCTCACCGTTGCTTGACTATGGCTGCCGATGCACATTGCAGCAAGTAGCGCATGGCGAAGTGACCAAGAGCGATGCTATACCTGAGTTGGGCTTGATCAAGGAGCAGTTTCGCTATAATGCTGGTGCCGACAAGGTGATATTCCCTAAGTCGCACCCGTACTACAAAGTACAGGAGCAGTATGTGAGCCAACTGCAAGCGCAGATCGACGCTAAAATAAGGGCGATGGATGGCAATTGATCTGCAAGGATTAGCGAGTAGGCTGGTACTGCTCAAGTCACGGCTGCCGCTGCTGATCGGTGCTGAGATCATTGATTTTGTACTCGACAACTTCGACAAGCAAGGCTATGATACTGGCTCGGGTGTAGAGCAGTGGCAGCAGCGCAAGGATGGCAGCCGTGCAGGCCGCAGCATCCTTGTAGGCAAGCAGAGCGGCAGACTGAGGCGCAGCGTACGCACCCTGCGCCAAGACCGCAACAGTGTGACGGTAGGCAGTGACCTTCCGTATGCGCGCATCCACAATACGGGTGGCGTGGTGAAAGTACCCGTCACCGCCAAGAGCCGCAAGTTCTTCTGGGCGATGTGGTTT